CCGCAGTCACATCTACATTACCGCCCGCAGAGGTTGCAGTAAGTGCGTTCAATCCTTGCACGTTCGCTACAGCATTGATGCAATTGGTTCCGTCGCTGTAGACGTACGCGGTTTCGCCTGTGTTGATAGTTATGCCTTTACCGGCAGCCGTTGTATTACCTGCAACGGTACTGTTGAAGAGTGTCAGTGCCCCCGTACAGTTGTTCGAGATGATGTATGTTTTTGTTACTGGGGGGATGTAGATACTAGGCGTGAACGATCCGGTGAAATTAAGTATCGCCATGCGGGCCTGATCCGTAGCACCGTTGGCAATAGTCAATGCTTGACTAGCCGATGTTACCGTCACTGACGTACGCCCTGAGATAGCACCTTCGATCAATGTACCGAGATTTGTGTTGGTGGTAGCCCCCCACGTGCCTGACTGATCGCCGTTCGCCATCAACTCAAAGCGTAGGTTGGATGAATAGGTACTTGCCATGATGCTTCCTTAAATCAATTAGCCTCGGCCGTTTCACGCGCGTCCCACGAGCCTGTGGGCGGTGTTGTTGCGGCAGTCCATGAACCTGCAGACGGCTGACTGGCAGATGTCCAGCCCCCATTGTAAGGTGATTGTGCAGGAATCCAAACACCTGTTGGTGACGGCATTGCCGTGACCCAAACCCCGGCTGCAGTCTGCACCAAGGGAACCCACGCATCCACTGCACCGGTAGACATCCCGATCCAGACCGAATTGCCGGGGCCGCTCGCCAACGCCCAGTTGCCGGTGTTCGGTGGTATGACCGGCGTCCAGTTGCCTGTGTTCGGTGGAGGTGGATCGACCCATCCACCATCTGCGCCACCCGCGATTGGGTGCCAGTTATCACCAAGCCCGACGATGGGGCTTGCGTTGGATACCAACAAACTGCTGCCCAGCAGTACGGAGCAGTCAAAGCCGGTATAGATCGATCCCGCAAAAGCCGTCGCCAGTGCCCCACTAAGCGTTACCGTACCATTCTTCGAGAAGCTAATAACTCCGACAGCGGTAGTTACCGTTATACCCGTGAGGCTGGTTACACCGGCCCCCGTGGCTGTGGGTGCGCCTGCACTTGCGGTTGTTGTAGCGCCAGTTAGCGCTGCTGAAGCATTACCCGTGGCGGAAGCAGTTATGGTTCCTGCCGACGCTGTCGTGGAAGCGCCTGTAAGCGTTGTGGTTGCAGTTCCTGTACCTGTCGGCGCGCTGGCCGAAGCGGTAGCCGCTACCCCCGTGAGTATGACTGCACCTGTACCGGTAGCGGATGCCGTTATTGTCCCTGCCGAAGCCGTCGTAGGTGCACCCGTAAACGTGACATTGGCTGTACCCGTTACTGTCGGCGCGTTGGCTGCAGTTGTCGCTGATGCACCCGCCAACGCGGCCGAAGCCCCGCCTGTGGCTGTTACGATGCCAACAGAAGTTGTTGCGTTAGTACCGACAAGCGTTGTAGTCGCACCGCCAGAAGCTGTCAGCGTACCTGCGGTGGCTGTGGACGTGGCCCCCACAAGTGTTACTGCGACACTTACCGTTGCAGTGATTGCCCCAGCGCTTGCGCTTGCTGCCGGGTCTGACGTGCCCCAACTGCCGCCGCCCCAACCACCTACCCCCCATCCGCCATTGGTTATTGTCAGCAGCACCGACGAGCTAATAACGAACCCGAAGGTTCCTGCACTGCTGACGGTTTGTGCGCCACCTAGATTTATCTGCCCTGCACTGGCCCCTGTAGCCGTTACGATGCCTGCCGTTGCCGTTGTTGCCGCACCCGTGAGGGTTAGGTTGGCCGTGCCCGTGAAGGTGAACGCACCAGCCGCAGACGTTGTGGATGCACCGGTAAGCGTTGTCGTGGCATTGACCAGCGCCGTGATCGTCCCAGCGGAAGCAGTTGTGGCCGCACCCGTGAGGGCCGTAATACCCGCACCCGTGGCCGTGATCGTCCCAGCCGAAGCAGTTGTAGCTGCGCCCGTGAGGGTCGTAATCCCTGTACCCGAAGCGATGATCGTCCCTGCAGATGCAGTTGTGGCTGCACCCGTGAGGGTCGTACTACCCGCACCCGTGGACGTGATCGTCCCTACAGATGTCGTGGCAGATGCACCCGTGAGGGTCTTGATACCGTCACCCTTGGCTGTGAGCGTCCCGGCTGAAGTAGTTGCGGCTGCACCTGCAAGGGTCGTGCTTGCGTTGACTAACGCAGTTATTGTTCCTGCAGATGCACTCGCCGTTGCGCCTACACCCCCACCCCAGCCACCACTTCCCCAGCCGCCATCGCTCCATGCACCGCTCAGCGCGAACGCGTCTGTACGCCCCGCAATCGATCCTGCTGAAGCGACCGTACTGGCTCCAGTAAGCGTAGTCGTCGCATTAACGAACGCCGTAATGGTTCCCGCTGTTGACGTTGCCGCCGCACCGGTAAAGGTCTTAACCCCGTCACCTTTGGCAACCAAGGTTCCCGCCGCGCTCGTTGTGGCCGTACCTGTCAGCGTTGTGTTTGCCGCTCCCGCAGCCGCAAGGGCACTCGCAGCCGATGTCGTACTAGCCCCGGCAAGCGTAGTTGCTGCATTAACCAGCGCCGTTATCGTCCCGGCTGAAGCAGTTGTAGCTGCACCGGTAAGTGTCTTGACGCCATCGCCCTTAGCGACTAACGTGCCTGCGGAAGATGTAGCCGCCGCACTTGTGAGTGTCAACGAGACACTGGCGGAAGCAGTGATCGTCCCGGCTGAAGCAGTTGTACCTACGCCCGTGAGGGTCGTAACCCCGTCACCCTTGGTGGTGATCGTCCCGGCTGCGGATGTAGCTGCCGCACCCGTTAGGGTCGTGCTTGCGTTGACAAGGGCTGTTATAGCACTCGCGGAAGATGTAGCCGCCGCACCTGCAAGCGTTGTGGCGGCGGTACCCGTATTAAAACTGAGTGTCGTGGCTAAAGCCGTGACGTTTATACCGATGACGTTTATCGCGCCTGTACCCGTTCCGGTAGGCCGACTAGCTGCAGAAGTTGTAGCTGCGCCCGTGAGGGTGACTGCCACGTCACCGCTTACACCGCCCCATCCACCGGAGCCATACCCGCCCGCACTCCATGCGGTAGCCACGGTTTAGTCCTTCAGCAGTGCGACAAGCTCAGAGTGCCCTGCGTTGTTGAGCTTCCATGCAAGCGTCAGTCGCTCGGTCTTCATGGCCTGCTTGATGGTATCGACTAATACTGCCTGTATATGCGTCTTAAACGCTTGGGCTTGATCCCTAATAACCGGGTGACTCTGGTCGCCCACGTAGATGATCTTGTTGACGGCTTGGGCCGCGAGTTCTTCCGCGCTGTAGCCGCGCTCTTTAACCTGCGAAAAAAGGAGGCTGCCCAAGTCAAAATTGTCGTCCATTGCTTATCCCCGTGTGCGGTAGGCATCAAGGCTGGCCTTCTTGTCACCGAATTTGATAACTTCGTTGAGCGCTTCTGTGTACTTGTTCTCGTACATCGCCACAACGTCCGGTTCTTCTTTCAGGTAGATCGCCGCATCGCGCATTGAGCCATACAGCAGCGCAAACTCGAAGTTGGTGCTCAGCCATGTGGTCGTCAGTGTCGCGGTTAGGCTCGGCGGGTAGCTGCTGTAACGAAGCTCCAATGGGTACGCCTGATCTGGTGTAGGGGCTAGCTTCAGTGTCTTGTTGTCATAGACGTTGTACAGCCGGGGCTTGCCCTGTGTACTCGGGTTGGGGAACGCTGTGCGCATGTATTCCTCTTCCTTGTTATCAAGGTAGCTGTATGCACCCCCGACAGTGACGGCCATGCTGTCCACAGAGATGTAACCACTGATCGATGTCGTGTCGATGGTGTTCGTACCCGGCACCAGTGTCAGCGTCGTGGAGCTTTGCTCGACAGGCAGGCTGGCTTCCATGATGATGCGGTGCTCCGTCATCACGATGAACTGGTCGATGTGGCTGACAAAGGATGGCTCCGTGTTGGTTGCGAAGTCTTGGATAGCCTGTTTAAGTTCGTTGTATGTCATGATTTACCCTATGGTTGGGGGCACGTAGGGCGGCACAGGTGCTTCCGGTATGTCTGGCCGTGGCATGCGCAGCGCCTGCGGATCATAGATCGGCTTCATGCCTTGGAAGTTCTGCGGATGATCTGGGTCGTAGCAAGAGTCACAGACGCGTTGATTCATCTTGATGCCGCGCACAGACTCAGCTTTCAAGGTATTGAGCAGGAAGCGAAACCCACACCGGTCGCATATGCCTAGTGAACGCGTGCCGCGTGCGTACGCGATGGTCATTTAGAGTCTCCCGATACGCGGGACAAACCGCACCGATGCCTTCTCACGATCCTCATCGGATGCGCGCTGGAAGTCTTCGTCGTAAACGGCCTTGAGTGCTTGGGAGCGATCCATGGCACCGGGAATCTTGAATGACAGGTAGTAGGCCAGCCCAGACACGAATGCCGGGAGCAGACGAAACGGTATGTCGTTGGTATCAGCCCCGCCCGTCACATCCTGAATGCGGCGCAAGCGCCATACGATCAGCTTGGCCGTACTGTCATTGGGCACCGGGTACAGCGTGATTGTAGGGGCCGCGACCAAGCGGTTGATGACCATCTGGTTGGGCTTGCCGGGGGTCAGCTTGTTGGGGATCGTGGAGTACACCGACTGACTCACGCGCGCCAGCGGCAGATCACTCTGAGTCTGTACCACACCGTCGTTCATGCGGATCGTGCAGTCCAGCACATCAATGGTGTCGGCTGGTAGCAAGTACGTCGGCACACCTGCGGTTAGGTTCACACTGCCCGCGTCCATCGTCCACATGTTCATGCCGCGATTGGCCCAGTCAGCAAATAGCAGATTGATAGACCGGCGCGCGGTGCGCAAGTCATACCCAGAGCGCGGCTCGGCACCGCAGCGCTCAAACGCTTCCTCGACAACTTCCAGAAGGTCAAGGGTGAAGGCTGTGGTTCCTGATGTGGTCATGGGCTATTCCAGTTTTTGCCAAGGTGTGCGTTGCGTTTTTGGCTGGTTGATGGCCGTCACTGCGTCGTGGTGCGTCTTGGGCTTGTTAATAGCTTGGCGTGTAAATTCAGGCTTGGGGTTGATTTCCTTCGCCTTGGTAGCTGCCGGATCAATAAACCCGCCTGCGGCCTTCTTGCGCGCCTTGCCCCAGCCCCGCGTAGCCATTACGCGCCCCGTGCTTGGCCGTAGCCTCGACGCACCATACCACCCGCTTTATAGCCGCCAGTGGAAGGCACGGTATCGCCTACCTTGGGGAACTTGGCTGGCGGGACTTTCTGACCTTTACCAAGATCAGTCATGGGCTTGTCGCCCTTGGGGGTTTTGTTGGACTTGTCCATAGTACGCCTCGTGAAAATGTGATAGTAGTTTACCGCAGCTATAGCAGCAGCGCCAGCTTTGATCCGATGGGCTTGACCAGTCGGCCTGTCTCCAACTCAAGGCGTATCGGGTCTTTGTACGTACCGGTGTACTCTGTCCCGGTCGGGCCGTAGGCTACACCCGCAAGCACCTGCGCGGGGAGCGGCCACACAATTCCCCCGGCACCAGAGCCCGAAGCTGTGATCGTTCCCGCGCTCGATGTGCGCCCGATGCCTATGAGCGTTGTGTTCCCGTCACCCGTGCCGATCAGGACACCTGCGGCTGAAGTCGCTGCGGCCCCCACCAGTGTGAACGTGGCCGTTCCGGTGCTGGTGATGATGCCAATCGATGCAGTTGTGGCTGCCCCGGTAAGCGTTGCGATAGCATTGCCGAGGGCATTGATCGCGGCGGCCGTAGCAGTTGTGGCCGCGCCCGTGAGGGCTATCGAGGCATCCGGCGTACTCGCGACAATGGTTCCAGCCGATGCAGTTGAGGCCGCGCCCGTGAGGTTGACAGTTCCTGCACCGGCTGAAGATGCGGTAATCGTCCCCGCCAAGGCAGTTGTAGCCGCGCCCGTGAGGGTGACAGTGCCTGTACCGGTGGGGGTAATCGTCCCCGCCGAGGCAGTTGTAGCGGCCCCGGTGAATGTCGTAGCTCCTGTACCGGTGGGGGTAATAGCTGCGGCCGAGGCAGTTGTTGCCGCACCCGTGAGTGTCGTGGTTGACAGTCCACTTGACACTATCGTGCCTGCAGAAGCAGTTGTAGCCGCGCCGGTCAGCGTTGTGATCCCTGTACCCGTGGCGGTAATAGCTGTGGCGGCCGAGGTTGTGGCGGCACCCGTGAGTGTCGTTGTGCTTGTACCAGTAGCAGTCGGCGCGCTTGCCGCGCTTGTAGCGGCTGCGCCCGTGAGGGTTACAGAGCCGTTGACAACAGACGACCCGCTTGCGGTGATCGTACCGGCCGATGCCGTGGTGCTGGCCCCGGTGAAGGTACGCGTGGCTGTGCCGGTGGACGTGAAGGTGCCTGCAGCGGAGGCGGCCCCCGCACCAGTTAGGTTTACGCTGGCACTACCTCCGCTACTGCCCGTGAGCGCAAGTAGCAGAGACATTTAATTACTCGAAGTAAGCGTCAAACCCGACTGTGTGTACCACGGAGCCAACAGTCACGGCAGTACCGAAGTTTCGTCCGACAACTGCAACGAACTCACCGGGAGCAACAACGATAGGGCTTACGAATTGTCGGTATACACCTGAGGGACTAAGCAGTGTTCCAGCTACCGCTGTAGCCGCAAAGCCTTCGCACCCCAGTGCAATCTGGCGCGGGGCTTTTGTCGTACCTGTGGTGAAACTACCAGACTCAGCGGTTGCCAAAGATACCGCAGTGTGTCCAAAAGCCAGTGAATACACAAAAGCCAGCGGGCCACCAGTGATGGCGGCATCGACAACCGAGTGTACCCACACGCCTTGAATAATCAGATTGCGTCCGGTTACGCCCGCAGCGGCAACGGGGTTCTGGTAACTGGTGATGATGCCCGCCGTACCCGCCGCCAATGTGCAAAGGTCGTGTGAGTAACCACCAAGGCCAGCAGGATTACCCGTACCGACCGCAGTGTTTGACAAGATAGTAGCGGCAGCGAGTGCGGCATTAGACAGATTGGAAGTACCACCTTGCGTGCCGCCATTCTGACCTTGATAGCCCATGTGACCAAACCCCGCCTTCTGCGTAGCCCAAGGGCGCGCCAGATCAGGGCCAAGTTCTGCCACGAAACAGTCAGACACCTTCAGGATTGGCGCAAGCGCAGGTGCAGAGCCTGCGGTATACACGCGGAAAGTAACAGGCTGAGATGCACCTTGGAACGGTTGCCCTTGCGTGGGGGCGTTAGTCTGCAGCGAGAGTACTGCTTGCAGCACATCGTCGATGTAGTAGCACACAGTATCCGTCTGGCAGACAATCAACCAGTCATGGTTCACTGAGTTTGACGGCACCGTCATCGGGCCTGTTGATGTTTCTGTGCCGTTGTAGTTGATGTACCCGCGCAGTTCGCCAGAGGTATTGAACCGGAAGAACACGCCATCAGTCGGAGCGCCGGGGGCCGCACCGTTCAACGTGGCTTGGAACAAGCCAAACTCGATAGTCTGATTTGCCTGTGCCCCGTTAGGCACTTGGGCAGAGATGTTGCAGCGAAGCTCAGCTTTGGCAAACAGCGGGAACTGCTTCCACGTCTGATAGCCACAGGAGGTAGAGAGCGTAGTTATTGAGCCTGAATTCAAAGTCAGGAAACCTGCGGCCTGTGCTGCGGTCATCGTAGTGAATGCATACTTGTACTTCGACGTGTTCTGCGTCGTAGCATTGAATGTGTCATCCCACAGCAGGTTCTTGGAGGCGGAATATATGCCACCAGCTTCTGAAACCAAAATCTGATTGATACGTCCACCGGGCACAACGGAGCCTAGTCCGAAGTCGTTTTGCCCCGCAAGAGTAACGAACCCTGCTTGATTGAGAACCTTTGGCGTCGTGACGTTCAAGTTGTACGTGGCGTCCACGTTTGCTTTACCGGCTGTATTTGACCCACCATTGATCGTGCTATCCATTGCCATGATCGGCTCCTTTTAATCTGCCCAAACCCAACGCAGTGCAAACGTACCTTGCATCTTTTCCGATGCGCGTCCGTAAATCGTAAATCCAGTACCCGCTGTCGGGGTTCCACAGGTAAACTCAGCGAACAAAAGTAAGTACCGATGGTCAGAGGCGGTGTGGTCTGACGTTGTATCGTCCCCCATCACATATGCCTCGACCTTGCTTGTGGCGCTTATCGTACCTTGCCCAGTAACCGCGATGCTTGCCTCATTGCTTCCGGGGTAAGCCCCGAAATCAATAGTTGCTGTGCCTTGGCCGGTTGCCATGGTTTATGCAATGCGGATCAGCGAGGTCGATGCGCCCACAGTAGGCATGGTCAGTGTGAACGTGCCCGCAGTCGATGTGATCGTACCGCCAAAGTCGAACGTTGCCACAGCACGGTTGGTAACCGACGAGTTGTAGATCATGGCACCCGTGGCGCTGATCGTAGCAGTCGTAGCCGATGCGGTCGCGAAGTCCAAGCATCCGGTAGAGGTCTGCAGGGTTGCAGAGAACGACGCAAGCGTCAGACCACCGGCCGCATAAGAACCAGAGGCTGCAACTTCGTCCGTACCGATATTAGCGGTTGACGGCGCACTCGTACCGGGTGTACCTGCATTGGTCATCGAGGCGTTGTACGTGCCAGTGGCACCCACCTTGATGAGCGAAATCTTATACGTGTTGGAGGATAGGTGCAGCCCCTGCAAAACTTCCTGCTTGTACGTGTTGCAAACTGCGGTTGTATTAGCCATTTATCACTCCTAAATGACGCCCTGTAGCGTCTCGAAACCACCATAAACAAGGGAGGCGCGTGCAGTCCACGCAGAGCCATACCCGACAACTCCGAGGTTATTCGACCAGTTCGCGTAGCCCAACGTCCCCGCTGCGCTGTCGTACTTCTCGATCACCCATGCGCCATCTGCGCGAACCTTGCCAACGTAGAGCGCGGAGCCGTCTTCCACGTTATTCACCGCGTACGCCTCCAGACCAGTCTGGTGGGCGTTGGTGTGCGTGATGCCCGACATACTCATCGCTTAGCCCTGCAGTGCGGCTGCGAAGCGCGCGGCGTTGACCTTCAGCGTATCCAGTTTGCGGGAGATCGCGTCGAACTCGTCTTGCGCTGCGGCAGTCACCACAGCCATGTTCTGCATCGCCAGATCGTGCTCGGCTTGGGCCGCCACCACGTGAGCGGTGATTGACTGCAGCCGGTCAGTAGCTTCTGCTTGCGCAGCCGCGATCTGCAAAGACAGGGAGTCGTGCAGTTGCACCAGTGTGGCTTCTGCATCCTCATGCGCCTTGGCGCACCGTGCACCGGCTTCAGCTTCCGCATCAATCGCACGCTGCATGGACAACGCGGCCATGTCATCCCAGCTTTGACGGGACGCCTTGGCTTGATCGGCCTGCTGCAACAGATCGGCAACGTCACGCTCCAACGCTGTGCGATGAATCGAGGCATTCTGGATCACGTCGAACACGGTGCTTGCTTGCTGCAACGCACCCAGAATAGGGCCAGCCACAGCCAGCGCCTGCGCCAGTGCACTCTGTGCACGGGCGAAATCAGTGGGGTCTAGTGTGTCAGCCATTATTGGTTCGCCTGAATTACGGTCATCGTCACCGAGCCGCTGGTATATGACGTTACGTTCAACCGGACAGCCATCACGGGGTACGCAATATTGCCGTCTTTGGTTGTGGTCGCAGCAGTGATAGCTGTCAGCGCTGTCCAAACCCCGGTCGCGGGGTTGTAGTTGGGAGCAAACACGTCGTCAAACGTGTACTCCACCGAGTAGATCAGCGACGCACCCGCAGAAATGGCACAGCCAATCCCCACGTTGAACGGCGACGGGCCTGCTTGGTTGAGGATGAACGGAGACGTGGCCCCTGCCGCCGCCGCCGTGACTCGCATCGGGCGTGCCATGTCAGTTCCTTAAGCGGTAGCTGCGCCGCCGTTGGAGACGTAATACAGAATACGACCGGTCAGCGAACCGCCTGTTGGGGTGCCGGTCAGTGCACCTGTCAGCGTCTGCAGTGTGGTGGCGGACTGTTTGACGCCCAGCACTGTACCTGCAGTACCGCTATCCTGATTGACGACAGCTTTGGTTGATACCGCAGGGGTTGCGGCCGCCAAAGCTGTAGCGACGTTGGTGCTCGTGGCAGTGTCGCGCAGACCCAGATTCAGTGTGGGGGTCGTGCCGCCCGTTACTGCGGGGGCAATCTGGACACTGGTAACCACGATACCGGGCGGCAACACCACGGGACTCAGGTCGGTCGCGGAACGCTGCACGTTGGTATTGGCGGTCTGCTGGGTCGAGGGGATATAAAACTCAGCGGCCATGAGCATGTCACCTGCGTAGGTAACCTTGTCATTGGCACCGCCAAACGAACGCCATGCGGCTTGGGTGGTGGATGTTGCCATCATTTACTCCTGTGAGAGTGTTAGCTGCGTAGTCTTCACAGTGTCCCCCAAGCGGGTCTGCGCAGCAAAAATCTTGGTGTTGTGAATGTACCACGGTATAAATTAGAAGTCCATCTTGTTGGACTTCTTAAGGTTCTCTTCGCGGGTCATCACCTGCAAGTTCCACGGTACATGCATCCCGCAAACCAGCGGGTGGCGCAGCGGCACAATGTGATCGACGACATAGGGTGTACCTGTGGTCTTGGTAAGCTGCATTGCCATGCGGTACATCTCTCGCATGTTGGCCTTATCTTCTACCGTTAACCACGCGGGGGATGCGTCGCGGTGCTTGCGACGGCGGTTCTTGCGGTCGGCCGTTATATGCGCGGGGTGCGTGTCTTTCCATTGCTTCTTGTACCGATTCTTGTCTTCCTGTGGGCGCGCAACCGCGCGTGCGATGACTAACTCCTTATTGCGTTCGTAGTAGTCCTGTTTGGCTTTAAGCCCCGCAGCGGACTTGTTGTACGACTCAAAATACGCTTTGCGTTTCTCCTGCGATGCGACCCATTCCAAGTGCAGGCAATCTAGGCACGCTCCTTTTGTCTTACGTGGAGCGATGTGCCCGTGCTTGCACGGCTGCCCAGTAAAGTAATACGGTAGCCCCAAAGCTACAGCCTCTTTCCTAGTCTCTGGTAGTCCTATGGTATCCATGTCTTACTCCTGTGTTACGACACAGGTAATATACCATAGATAAAAAAAGGCCCACCGAAGTGGGCCTTTTCGAGTTTTTCACTAATTTCTTAGGAAGAACCACTCGATCCCCAGATAGCGAGGGGGTCAGACCAGCCGAAACTATAACGTTCACGGGCTTTGTACCGAACATTCCCCGTGTCGAAGTCTCCCTCCATGGCGGTCTTCAAACCGGCACGTTGGAACATCTTCAGTCCGTCAGGCACGTCGGTCAGCAGGAACCACGCGTTGGTGTCGGTCAGGAAGTTGTTGATGGTGTAACCGGAACCAATGGTGCCGAGCGCCTTCAGGGCGTTCAGATCATTGTCGGTCGTACCCACGCGCTGGTCGGAACCGAGCACGCGTTTCACAACGAACTGGTATGCCGGGGGCACAACCAACTTGCGGGGCTTGGCAGCCACCAACAGGCCGCGTTCATCCGTCCAAGCCTGAATCTGGATCACGGCCGCTTCAATGGCAGTCTCGTTCAAGTCCACGCCAACGGCGGGGCTGTTGAAGTTGAATGCGCCATTGGACAGCGGGTGGCCGGTACGGGTACCGCCAGAGTTCACACCGAACAGAGAAGTGGTGTCGCCGCCCAAGAAACTCTGGCTGAAGCCGTTGTTCAGGATGGCGGCAGCTTTCACCTGCTTGGTGTAAGCCATACCACGGGCCAGCGCCTTGGTGTAACGAGCCGACAGCGAATCGTAGAGGTTATCTTCGATTGCTTCTTCGGTGATCGAAAAGCCCATGGCGATGGTTTCGTGGGTGTAGCGAGCAGTGAACGCTTCCTGTGCGGAGTCGTAATTGATCGCGGAGCCTTCAGACTTGACCGGCGCGGCACCGAAGCCAGACAGCTTGGTTTCTTCTTCAAAGGAACGATCCGAAGATTCGACCGAGAAGATTTCCGTGTGCTGGTTTTCGTACTGTTTGTACGACAAGCCGAACAGACCGTTCAGTCCGGGGAGCAACTCTTTGAGTAGCTGTGAGCGTGAAATAGCCATTTTGAGTTACTCCTTAGTTAGCCAGAACGGTGGCGTTGTAGTACATATGCACGCCGTGATTGAACTTCACGATCAGGTCGCGGTTGGAATCCGCAGCCGGGGACGCAAAGCCAACGATACGCAACGCCAGTGTGGTGGTATTTGCCGGGGTGGAACCACGCACGGTAGAGTTACCG